CCCAAGACAAGTAAGATAGAATACAAGTATTGACGGGATTATAATTCGCCGTCGTCCCAGTTCGCAAACCACGCGTATCATACCCCCTATCCAAAGGGAAGTCAGTAGACGTCCAAAGCAATGATGATGAGGCAGTGGGTACTAAAGACACATTCCACACGAAATTGTATCTCTTCATCAACTGCCTCATTGATGATATAGTCTCCCCAAAATATACTAGACTACTACTATCACTCGTAGGTAGACATGTTGCTATAGTTTCATCACTTGATTCATCATTGGGCGCATTCGAACCTTCACCCAAATTGTCCTCACCGGACTGTGGTGTAACACCTTGCCCCTTCCACCTAGCATATGTAGATAGCACATCATTCGGCATTGCAAATTGTGCATCCTCACACATAGAATGAAACACATTGACCTGAATATCATTGTTTATAGAACTATTTGGTGAAGTCAACTCATTGAGGACGTACACCGTCAATACACCATTAGCGGCACCACCGCTAGATATGGTGTACGGCAACCCATTTGCTTGCATAGTAGGAGCAGGAGCCACTAATTGACCCCATGCTTTAGGAAGACCCCATGCTACGTCCAGAACAAAATCTTTTTCTGCACCTATATCTACTATCTTAGAGTATGCCACATTTTGCTCTGGTATTGTGGTTCCTCTCACAGGATCCCACACTATAAGAAGCCTACCCTTGTGATATTCACTACACACAATCTGGAATCGATACCTCATGGTACCTTTCCAGAACTTGAAAGGCAAGGATGCGAAAGCACATGCAGTCACAAAATAGTGTTGTGGAGTAGTAGTTGTGAGAGCTACATGCATAGGTGTGACCCTAGCAGAGAGCAATACTGTGTTAGCTACACTAGAAGTGGCCCATGTGAATGTAGTACAATATGATTCCCTTGTTGCTATACTCTTTATCAGCAATTCATCTCCACTATCAATACCTATACTATCAGATCCTACTGCTAGCTCTTGCTTACTATCAATTGTGAGTTTAGCAACTGTATCAGCGACATCAGTCACAGCTAGTTCTCCCACGTAACGTGGCCTGACAAGGGTGGGCTGCTCAATTGCAGCAGGTCTGCTAAAACCCATGGCCTTTGCCGCAGCTGCCATCACACCAGTCGCTACTTCAGTGGCCCTGGCATACGGTCCAATCATTGGTACACCAGCTAACTTTCCACTTGCCTTGGAAACAGCAGTGGCCATGGAGGATATAGGAGAATCTCCATACTCATCCTTACCTCCTTGGGCGACTAGACCTATTATGTTAGAGGACGTTGGCATACTCAACTTAACATCTTCCATCCAAGCGTATATCGTGATAGTGAGAGGAGAAGTTGCAGCATTGGCATGTTTCAACTCATTCAATGCCATTATCTGCACAGTACCTAAGGAAGCTATATCTGTACCCTCCACTAGACTAGCCTTATCAAACGGCCAAATGAATGGCAAACACATAGTTCCTGCTTGAGACTGACATGGATCTATGAATATCTTGAGGCGTTGCGAATTCATCATTTTAGCACCATTACCCACAGTTATCTGCCTACCAAGGTCCATATTAGGTGTAGGCTGATAGTAAACCATCAACCTACCATAGTAGAACGCATTCCCATTTATCATGAACTTCAAGCAGACCTTGCCACTGAAATTCTGATAGTTACTCATACGATTGGCTACCCTAGGATTCGTAATGTACAACGTCCAGGGATCAAACGCAACGTTAGTCCACGTTGTCCCAGGCGTCCACGTATAGTTC